GAAAAGTTTTTAAAAGATTTGTTTTTTGTTTGAAATTTGTTTTGTACCTTTGTAGCCAAATATATAGTTTACTTATGGAAACAATCTTCGACTACGCTCCCACAGAATGGGAATTGAATGCTTTGAGGTTTGATTCTTTTTCATTCATGCTAAAATTTGGCATTGAATTAAAAGAAGAATTAACCCCCGAGAGCTATAAGAAGCATATTACTAAGGAATTTGCTTTTTATGATTTGGCTTGCCTCTTTGAGGAAAGAGGAGATATGGACAAGGCCGAGCAATATTGGCAACAACTACCAAAAGCCTACAAAGAATATGGCTTAGGGTATGATTGTAACTTTACCGCTGTATAGCAAAAAACTCTATTATCTTTTCTCCTATATTAGAATAATCACTCATTAGATGAGGTTTAAAGAACTCAACGGCTTCTTCTTCACTTATACCATTTGTTTTTAGCCTCTCCCTAAAGTTATTTATCCAACCTTTATATCCATATCCCTCCTCTAAAATCCTTTGTTGATGTATGGCTTTTCCCCCAAGCCTTTCTATAAATTCGTTATATGTATGACGAGCTATAAATTCATTTATCGTCTCCATACTTTCTATCTGTCTTCTATTGAGTTGTATTGGAGGTGCTTGTGTCTTAGCATGTAATATTTCATGCCATAGAGATTCTATAGCGTATTCCTGCTTAAATGTTAGATCCTCACCTTTTTTAATAGCTCCTAAAGCCTCTCTCAATTGAATAGAGGCGTTAAAACCAATATTTGCAAAGGTGTGGTTACTAATCTCTATCGTTGATTTTCCAATCCATTCATTAGTAGAAGGGCGATAAGACATTGAGTGCTGCATTAAGAAATTAGGAGAGTTTGTAAAACTCACTTCACCAAGCCCCCTTCTGAAATCTTCGGGGAATAACTCTGCATATTTTAGCATTATATTTTCCACTTCTTCTTTTGTGGGCTGGTTTCTTCTTATAAGTTCTTGTAAATTAACAATCTTTCTTTCTGTTATTGTCTCTAGTTCTCTTTTCACCTGTTCCGCTCCTACCACTTGGGTATAAGTGTTATTAGGAGGAAATACCTTCTTTTCTTGCCCTGGATTGAAACGAAACATGGCCAGTTTGTTCTTACCGCTTTTACCTATCTGAGTAGTCGCTTCTTCTCCTGCCTTTTTGGCAGTTTCGGGGTTGCTTTTGGTATTTTCCCGAGCCAATACTTCTACAGCAGTACAGCGACAACGCCAGCCATTAGGCGGGTAGTACTCTGTCCAAAAAGCATCGTCTTTTGGCAAACATATTCCTGCTAAAGCTGCATGGCTTTGCCTTACACGCTCATCACCTGCGGTGCGATATTCAAGCCAATACCTGCTTGTGTCCTCTTGCAGGTTAGCCCAATTAGCGGCACTTTGGGCACTCTGCACGGCAAACTGGTACTCAGCTTCTAAGTAGTTACGGTTGTAGGTATTGTTGAGCTTTAAAATATCCTGTTCAAACTGATAATAAGGGCGCACGTTACCCTGCTCGTCTTTTAGTTTGCTCCGTGCCTCAGTGAGTTGCGTATGAGTTTTTAGCCCCGAAAAGATAAATACATCACGTTCTAAATAGGCTCTCATTTCATCGGGCACTTCGTGAGGGATAGCGGTGTTAAACACTTCAGCGGTAGCGGTAATGAGGTCGCGGTAAGCTTTGTATTTGGTAAGGTCTTCGGGTTTATAAGTACCTTTTTTATGCAAATGGTCAAACGCTTTCTTAGCAACCTTAGTAAGGTCTTTCTCCCCTCTACTTGGGAGAGGGGCAGGGGGTGAGGATGCTAATCTTGCTTCTTGGCACGCCTGACAATCGCAAGGAGCGTATTGGTTTTGTATGTTCAGGTGTAGTGCCCCGAAATAAGTGTCGGGGCTTAGTCGAAAAAATCTAAGGAGAGTTTTTGAGGTGTGGCAGGGGCTTTTTGCCCTGTAACCTCAATGCCAAATTTTTCTTTGAGCCACTCATCGGAGACTTCTTTATAAGGCAGTATTTCCTTAGTGCGTGTCCACAGTTCGCCCAAGTCCTCTGCTTGGTCATACACGAGCGATAAGCCCTCTTCGGGGAGTACCCCAATGGCGTACAGAGCAGGTAGTACTTTATCATTCATATACTGCTCTACCATTGTTTGGTCGGCATCCACAAGGGCTTGCAACATATCTTGTGAGCTTACTTCTTTACCCTTGCTACCATACTTTGTATCTTGCCCTATGATAGCCCCTGAGATAAGTAAGGAGATGTTGTCTCGGCATAGCTTTATCAGCCCATCATACACTTCACCCGTAGAAGGAACCCCATTGGTAGCCCATTCGAACTGCTCGGTTTCGTCAATAATAAACCAAGCAGCGGCTCCCATATCGGTCATCATCTTCTCGGCACGATTGAGGGCTTGACGATCACGGGTGTTTGTTTTCATTACACGTGGCGGAATACCGTAAATTTCGCATAACTCTGACCAGCAACTTTGCGCAAATCGGCTAAAGAGGATATGTGGTATCGCCTTATTGATAAGTCCCAGCTCACCTACCCCGCCAAAGTCCAACAGCCAGGTACCATACTCAGAGGCATTGAGATAGTCTAACCCCTTGTCGTCGGTATAGTCCTTGAGAATTAGCCCCTTTTGAGGTATTACATTTTGGCGAGGTACTAAGGAAACTTCTACGCCCTGCTCATCAGTACGATTGAGCTCTATAAGGGTATAGCCAAAGTACTCACTATCCAAAATATGCCCGATAATCTCGCCAAACCATACAGACTTCTGCAATTGACTTGTCAGCTCGGGGTGAATTTCCCCATTGGCTTTCTTTATGGAAAAGTTAGCCGATAGCGTCTTTAGTTTGCGATTTTTGATTTGTGAGGTAGTATGGGCGTCAAGGAGCATATCCTTTACCAAGTTGTAGTAAGGATATAGCTTAGGGTTATCTATATTCTCAGCCGTAGAGAGGGCACTCTTCCAGGTGAGTACATCGGCACGGGTACGCGCCATTGCCTTGGGAACGATATTGCGGGTAGGTTGCAGGCTGTTATTACCTGCTTTTTTAGTTTTCTTATAGTTCTTATAGGGTTTCATTGCTTGTATTTTCCTTTAACGTTAATACCTTTCTCGGTGATTTGTAATACTTCGGCACTAAATCCATCAGCTTCTAACTGAATACGGATATGCCTATCAAGGGCACGGGACACATTCCCATTGAGAGCGTGCTTGATATTCCCCCCAATGATAGGTGATTCTTTCCATTCGCCCTGAAAAGAAAGTAGGAGAAATTCGAGGTGTTGAGCGGTACTTTCCCCACAGAAAAAGTCGCCTTCCTGTATGATAAGGTCATAATCTGTATTGGTGAGTATATCTTTCATTATTCGTGATTAAATTTTTTACGAGAACCAAAGAGGAAAGGAGTTGTTTGTTGCTGGCTTTCCTCAGTACGTGGCATAATAGGTAACGAACTGATATTTACTTCTCCTTTAGCAAGTCTTTTAAGGTACTCTATTGCTCTATCGTAACGTTCTTTGGCGTGATCATAGATAATATCAGCGTTGCACAGATCCACTATATACCACTTTGCTACAGAGAGACAAAGACTCACCACAAGGGCGTTTCTTTCCTCTCCACGTTTGGCAAAGATAGCCTCTACATCGTATCGAGGGCGACCATCAAGGTATTCCTTTTTGTCATTGGTGTAGAAGTAGGACTTTACCTCCTGCTCGGCAGTATCTAACGCCTGCAATACTATAGTGTCGTCCCCTTCGGTGATCTGCCCCACTTGGTAGGAGTAGATGTTATTCTTTAAATCTTCTTTTACTAAAAACATATCAATAATGGTTATTCACTCTCGCGCCGAAGGCGTATTGGTTGCTACTTTGCCTATTTCGACCTATGAGCCATTTAAAAGCTCCATGCACGGCATCGGGTCCATCATCGTGAGCACCCGAACCTTTTTCAAAAGCTAAGAACTGGTCAATAAGCACCTGCATATCCGCGTCTTTCTGTTCACTATTGAACCACACATTTTTGCGCTCAAAATAGCCCGCAAGGCTCTCTATACGGTCAAATTTATCTGCTTTACTTCGTTTGTCGGCTACGATAGGGATATAGTACCCCCGTTTGTCGCCCTCGTTATCAAAATCGGATACAAACTCATCCATCGCAAAAAGTCCCTCAATCATATAACGTACATTGTAGCGGTCTAAGCGATACTTCTCATACTGGTCATACAGCCATTTAGCACAATGTGCACGGCTTTTTTGCTGCATATAGCACAGTAGTATATGAAACTCCTTGCCTATATTGCCCACCAAAATCAGGGCTTTGTAGTCCGCATTTTCCTTATACGAAAGGTCACCATAAAAACAAAGGTTATCATACTTGCTCAGTGGCAGTGCCTTTTTATACTGAATATCCTCGTACTTAAAGATTGCTCCGTCCTCAATATGTGTATGCATATACTCCCGCATAAACGAGCGATAGGGCATACTCTTAAACTTATTACGCCAGTACTCCGCCGATGTTTTCTCAGGCCATTCAGGAGTAAAGTCTTGTAAGTTTTTCACTGCACACACTGTAAGTATTTTGAACTCTGTTTGCGGACTATCTTCATAACTACCCTCCTCTTTGGGCGTGTTAATCACCTCATTGAAGTACGTTTTAAGGCGGTTCGTGATCGAGTTTTTGTGGAAGTTGTTATTCGCAAATACAAAGCGTTCAGTGGCATTGTCCTCACTGTCAAAACACCCCCATACATCTTCGGTGATATAGTCTACACTTTCACGCATAATACGGTCATTGTGGATAGACTTCTTGCTATCCACATCATCTACCACTATATAGTCGGGGCGTTCTGACTGTTCTCGTGCCCCTCGCGGGTTTTGCCCAAAACCAAGCGACATAAACCGAACCCCATCATTAGTAACAAACGAACCATCCGACCAGTCCCCCGCCGATGACCTCTTGCCGTAATCATTCTGCAAGCGGTTATTGTGTTCCAGCTGTGCCTGTATACCCGATAGCAATTTCTTAGCTTTAGGTTCAGTCTCGCCCACCAAAAGCATAAATCGCAAATCATTCTTGGCAAAGTACAAGTACAACGGTATCCCCATATCTATATGTACCGACTTTCCCGCCGAACGGTACATCTCGGCAAGCAAGCGCAAGCGTTTATTGCCCACTATCATCTTAGCTAACTGGACGTGAAACCAAGCACACTTCTGTTTGGCATAGTTAGGGAAATAGTATTCAAACCAGCGCACATAATCGCCCTCCAAGTTCTTAATACGAGCCGCTCTCTCTTTGGCTGTTTCGTGTATATTCACTGAAGTAGCCTTAGCAATCAATAGGCAATGTTTGTCGTAATCGGCTAAGAGTTTAGCATATATTTTATCCTTCTTGCTCATTTTTCACTTTTAGTTGTAAGAATTGTTTGTGGAATTTAGTACATTGAGCCGCGAACTCAGCGTCTTGTTGTGATATAAACATGTCCAGTTCCTTCAGTACCTTATATACAGTGGTAGGATCTGCTTGTGTTTCACACCTATCCAATGCGGCCATTAACTTACCTACATCGGAAGCTGAGAAAGTAGGTTCCTGCCCGTTCATTACCCTAATGGTCTCAGCTTGTAGCTTCTGTTTGATAATAGTAGGCGAAGCGTGGAAGTTCAAACGCTTGTCTTCCCATTCATACTTCTTTACCCACTCACCAATAGTGGCAGGGCGTACTCCGTAGAGCTCCGCTACTTCTGCTTGAGTAACCTCAATATTTTCAATATAATACTGTTCCGCCTTAATACGAACAGCGTCTTTTGTTTTTGCCATAGCCTAAATAAAATGCAAAATTGGGGATTGGACAGAAAAAAAACAAAAAGTTGTTACCAGAGGTTACAGAGTTGTTACCAGAAGTAACAATGTTGTTACCAGAGGTTACCACTTTTTGCAGGGGTAAGAAAGCCGCCTTAATTTTGCGCCAGAAATCAGACAAACCCAAAAAGAAAAGTATATGCCCAGATTTGTACTTAATGATGAGCGCGTGACCAATTCCTATGGTTTTAAGGTCTTATCGGCGGGAATTGACTTAACCCGTTTTGTAACCAACCCCGTAATGTTGGACGGACATAATCAAAGCAACCAAAGTGTGATAGGCTCTTGGGAGAATATCATACTTGAAGATGGAAAGCTCCTTGCCGAACCTCGTTTTGATATGGACGATGAGAATGCAAAAAAAATAGCCGGTAAGGTAGAACGGGGCATCATCAAAGGGGCAAGTATGGGCATAGCTTTCCATAGGGAAGACCTCACTTATGAAGGTGGTGATGTTGTCCTGAAAAAATGTTCTCTTTTTGAAGCCTCTATAGTAGCTGTACCGAGCAATGCCAATGCCCTACGCCTACAAATGGACGGGGTAGAAGTTACCGAGGAAGAGATTAAGGAGCTTTGTCTATCATTTCAAAAAATAAATCCTATTAATACAGATAATATGAAGATACAACTTACACAATTGGCCTTGGTAGCTTTAGGTATGAATGCCAGCTGCAAGGAATTATCAGCCGAAGAGATTGAAACAGCCATATTGGCACTCTCCAAGGACAGAGATGAGCTCAAAGAAAGGCTCTCCCTTTCAGAAGAATCGATAGTGGCTTTAGTGCTATCGTGTACAATAGTACTCTGTTCTGTAGAAGCTGCGACTTCCTTTATAGTTTCGTTCTTTCCGCAGGCTCCTAAAAGAAGACTTAAAGTAAGAAGAGGAAGCCAAAATTGTTTTTTATTCATATTTACCTGCTTTCTATAGGGAACATAGTTTTTCTTCTTAACAAGAATCATAAGGAAAGTATAAGATATCTTGTTTTCAATCAAAAACAGTAAGCGCTTCTGAAAATAAGACAAAACTCTATAAAGAATAGTTACAAAGATGGAAAATT